CCCACGGCTACGGGCCGGCCAGCGGCGATCTCAGCCTCCAGGCTGGCGGGTGTGCCATCGGTGTGGAAGTTAGCCTTGAGGCCCAAGCTGCGCAGCGCCAGCAGCTGCGCCTGCGCGTCGGTGCTGTCCCCGTACTGGTTGCGGATCGCGTTGTAGGCGTCATCATTCGCCACCTTGCCCCAGTGCATCGCGAGCATGGCGCAGCTGGAGCTGAAACACTCGCGGTAGCCGGTGCCAGATTTATTGTCGAGCTGGCTTTGCCACCGCACTTTCAGCGGGTTGGTAGTAGCGGCTGGCTTGACCGCAGGAGCGGCCCGATACAGCGCGGCGAAGTCTTCCACCTCTTTGGTCGTCAGCACTTGCTGCAGGGCGTTCCAGGCGGCCAGCTGATGCGGTTGCGCTTGGTAGTGCTTGGCGGCATCAGCCAGGCGAATCGTCGGCATCTGCTCTGGTGTGACGGTAGCGATGCACCTTAGCAGGAGCTTCGGCTGGATCATCCAGTGGAATCAACCGGTAATTTTCAACGCCATGGCTTTCGGCCCAATGCTGCGCTGCGATGTGGGTCGCAAATGGGCCAACGTGCCACAGTCCAAGGTCGAGGATGTAGGTCATTTCATGGATGGGTTACGTTCGGCAGCCGTCAGGCTCGGGTGATCGCGGTCGTCATCATCATCGGTTTTGGTCTCGGCCTCGAGCTGCTCCTGCATTTTGCCGAGCAGGTTAAACAAACGCTCAATGCTGACATTGAGTTTCGCGTGCTGGGCTTCAAACCCGGCCCGGTCAAGGCAAACTGCCTCGGCAATTTTGCGGCCAGCAGGCGTCAACAGGTTGGACTTCAATACAGGGTGGTTCATGGGTGGTAGGGAAAGGGCCGCCGGAGCGGCCCGGTGAGGGTTAGACCCACTGGCGGATCAGGATGGTCGCATTAGCACTGAAGCTGGCGGCCACTTCGTCAACGATCTGGCGGGTGATCTTGATGCCGGCGCGGCGCAGGTCCATCAGGCGATTGCTGGCGCGGCCGTGGGCAGCATCGCGCTCGGCGCGGATCTCCTTGGTGACCTGCTGGCGGGTTTTGCCGCTGTTGCGGCCGGCGCAAACTTGACCAAAGTGGACCACCTCGCCCAGATCGGACTGCATCAGCACGGTGGCCTTGAGATCGGTGCGGCCGCAGCAGTCGCAGGTGGTCACTGAGTCGTCGAGGCAAAGAGCGGTGAAGGTGGTCATCGGTCGGTGGCGGTTGATGTGTGAATCCTACCCCACCGGCGGCGCATCATCCCCGCTCATGGCGGCCTGTTCACAATCCGTCACACCTGCCCAGCCCGTTGCGTCCGTTAAGGTTGGCCAAGCGGCGGTCATCCCATGCAGGCTTTCCTGATCGAGATCACCGCCAAGGTGATCTACCGCTCAGACACCAACCCAGACGAGCTGCCGGCTGACATCTACAGCCGCATTACAGAGCACATCGGCAACGACGACGACATCCTTGACCTTTTAGTCGAGGCCTTGCCCCTGCCGCTCGATCTCGGTGGACAAAGCACACATTGACGAAACCCGCCTCGTCACCCGACGCTCGGCGCGTGATCAGATCCACCTCGCCTGGAACTATCAGTGCGCCTACTGCGGCGAAAACCTAGGTCGCAGCCCCACCCTTGATCACGTTGTGCCGAAGGTGTTCGGCGGCCTCACCGTCCGCGAGAACCTCATCAGCTGCTGCTTCATGTGCAACAGCCAAAAAGGTCACAAGCATTGGGTGGACTGGTATCGCCAGCAGCCGTTCTGGACATCAAACCGTGAATGGGCAATCGCACGCTGGGTATCTGGTGAGCTCTAGCCGAGCAACCGGGCCAGATACCATGCGGCCTTTGCCAGCGAGCTATCCTGCCCCTTGTGCCGTTCGCGCCAGATGTACTTGATCGCATTCCCCTTGCAGTAGCCGCGGAACTCCTCGGGCGTCAGTGCAGCCTCGATTGCATCGATGCACTCGATACCACCTTGGCAATAGTGCGGTGGTTCGTTGATAAGATCATCCATTGTTGGTTGGTTGGTAGACATTGCATTTTGCTGCGAACGTGTACGCCGAGGTCAAGCTCTCGGGGAACCCAAA